GAGAAAATATAGTATTTATGGATAGAATTTTAGTATGCGTGAGGCCACATGTCTTTAAATACTAGCGATTTCGAAGTCTGCTGTATAAATCTTCCTAGTCGAGAAGATAGATGGGAAGAGAGCTTAAAAGAATTTGAGAAGCTGGGAATCCGCCCTTTCAGAGCCGACGCCGTAAAGTTAAACAATCCCATAGAAGGCTGTGCTATTTCGCATTTCGCGGTTCTTGGTTTTTGTAAGAAACAAGATAAACATGCCATGATCTTTGAAGATGATGTTCATTTCATAAATAATTATTTGGAGATAGAAAGTTATCTTCACGATTTAGATAATTTAGATTGGGATATGTTCTATTTTGGTGGAAACATTTGCGGAAAGATAACTAAGGTATCTGATAGAATTGGTAAGCTATCTCACGCCCAATCTACTCATGCATATTGTGTAAATAAAAGATTCATACCAACAATTTTGGAAAAAAGAAACTTGATCGGAAAACACTTGGATTTGATTTACACGGAAGATATTATTCCCTATCATAATTGCTATATAAGTATACCCATGTTAGCAACCCAAAGACCATCTTATTCCGATATAGAAAGAAAGGTAGTAAACTATGACTGGATGGAAGGAAGATACAATAGCAATCTGTATTCCAGTTCTTAATGCATATGATGACTTAGATAGATGTATAGAATCAATTAGTAATAGCTCCATAGCATGTAATGTATTTGTTATTGATAACGGGGGATCAGTAAAGCAAAAATACTATGAAAACGTGGTTCATCACATTCATACTCCATTACATAATTTAGGAGTAGCTGCATCTTGGAACTGGTTTATTGATAATGTTCCAGGAACTAGGATAATCTGTAATGATGATATTATCTTTGACCGGTATGCCATAGAGAAAATTATTCATGCTCATTCTAGGAATCAAGACTCTCTTATATTTCCTCAAAATTTGGGAGGGAATGTATTCTCCTGTTTCTTACTTCCCGACAGTATAATAAGCTCTGTCGGAAGATTTGATGAATCAATATCTCCAATGTATGCGTATTTTGAAGATAATGATTATTCTTATAGAATGACATTGGAAGGCTTTGGTACTTCTCCAGCCGAGGGAAGTTTTGTAGAACATGTAGGAAGTTCTACACTTAAACACTTTGACAGCATGGATGAAAGAAAACACCATGATAAGTTCAGAGCAGCCAGAGATAGATATATAAGTAAGTGGGGTGGTGGCCCTGGAGAAGAAAAGTATAGGACGCCTTATAACAAATGATTGAAGCAAAGATTGATAGAGAAGATTTAGCCTTATATGAAATATTACGTAATCCTGCCCTTTGTGCTGAGTTTATACATAATGTAGATTTAGACCCAAGGTACGACAAACCGTTTGAATTTACAGATTATCAGAAAGAAACTCTGTGTGATTTCAATAATTATGTATCAATGTGTACAGCACGGGCGGTAGGAAAAACTGTCACCGACGTTTCTCTAATAGAATGGATATTGACTTATAATGTATTTCCTGATGATTACGCTTTATTTGTAGTTCCCTCTAAAGTACATCTTCAACCAGTTTGGGATGGATTAATGAGAGGATTTAGGTCAAATTCTTTTATGTCTAATTTCATTAAGAGAAACGAAGGCGTAAATGCATCCGAAAATACTATTAGATGTTTGAATGGAGCAATGCTTTATTGTCGCATTGCTGGACAATCTGGAACTGGTTCAAACTTGGTAGGTTTGCACACTCCGTTTATTCTTGTGGATGAAGGAGGTTATTTTCCCTGGGCAGCATTTAACGAAATGCAACCAGACTTAAATAAATTTACAAGAGGCCACAGAGAAATAGTTACCGGAGTTCCTACGGGATTGAGGGAAAAGAATGTACTATATACAGTGGATCAGGTTGCTGATAACTATAGCAAGCATCGTGTTTCAGCTTATGATAATCCAAGAGTTACAGAACAAGACATTCAAGATTTCAAAGATCAATACGGTGGAGAAGATACTGAGGATTTTATACACTATGTTTTGGGTCAACATGGCCAGCCTGTTTTTGCTTTGTTTGACAGAAATCTTTTCAAGATAGAAGAATATCCCGTACTGAAATTAGAAATAGATGGAATTAAAGTACAGGATAATCCTACAGAGCTGTTCACGAAAATAGAAACCTTCCCTCTAATCCATGAGAAAAATTATGGAATAGTACTTGGAATAGATTTAGGTTATACGGAACCTACAGCAATGAGCATTCTTTATTTGGATTCTCAAGATAGATTAAGATTTCACGGTAGAATAAAACTTACAAAGGTATCTTATCCTCTACAAGAAAAGGTAATTGACATTCTAACATCTAGATTCAATCCATTTGTAATAGGAGTAGACGAAGGCCAAGCAGGTAAATCAGTCAGACAACATCTTCTAGAGGAACCTCAATACAAGAACAGACTGTATAAGGATATTCTCATGCCTATCGACTTTTCATCTTGGACGGTCATCGGAACTACATCCGATGGTGAGGAATTAAAGTCTAAGATGAAGCCATTTACGGTTTCTATTTTACAAGAATTCTGTAATAATCACAGAGTTATATTCTCCCACACTGATCCAGATATGATTATAGAATTAGAGAGAATGACTTATACAAAAAATCCTAACGGAGATATTTCCTATAGGACATTAACTGAACGAGGAGGTAAGAAAGGTGAAGATCACTTCACATCAGCCCTTCTCTGTGGGGTTTCAGCATTTTACTTTATGAGAGAGCATAGCTTGAATAGATCGAAACCTAAGCTTATACTTTCTCGATGGATTTAATTATGGCACAAACACAAGAAGTATTAAATGCAGTTCAGTCCCTTACTGCAACAAGAATAAAGGGCGTAGCTTATGCAGAGTTTGGTAGTCCTACTACTAATCCTTGGACAGACCCCTTTAAATCTAAGGATAAAATAATTGATTTTGAAGAGTTTAAGAAAGTAAATCAACTTTGCAGATTCTTCTACAGAAGTGAACCTGTAGTTTCTACAGTAATAAATAAACTTGTAGAAATCGGCATTAATGATTTAGTATTTTCTAGGAATGGATTAGATGATAATCAATTCAGATTATTCTCTGCTTTAAAACCCAGGTTATTGGAATTCTCTGAACAAATGGCACAAGAATTTATGCTATCTGGATTAGTAGTTCCTAATGTTGGATGGGAGAAGAATAAGGACAAGCAGTTTATATTTTCGTTGGGAGTGAAGAAATACAACAGCTTAATTCTTCCCGAATCTCTGACCTTGCGTGATCCAGCATCAATCAAGATTTATCAGAACTGGATGGGAGATGCTCCATCATACTTTATCAAGATTCCAGACTTTATAATAAAATTTATTAAAACGGGTGGACAACTTCCTAACGGAACCAAGGACAAAGAGCAATTCGATAAGATGAAAACTCAATTTCCAGAATTCGTAAAAGAAGTCCTAGCTGGAAAGAAAGAATTACCTCTTGAGAATGATAATATCATCAGGAGAAAATACACTCCTGATAATCCATATCCAATCCCATATATTAGCCCTTCTTTGGACGCTTTACAACATAAGAGAAAACTCAGGAGAATGGATTACACTCTCATTGATAAAGTTATTAGCGCTATCCTTCATGTTAAAGTGGGAGATAAAGATTTCCCTATTACTCAGAGTGAGGAAGATGATGCATATCTGGATGATTTAAGAAGTCAATTAAGAATGAGGGCAAATAGCGATCAGCTTATGGAAAGAATTTTCCAATTGGTCACTAACCATACAGTGAATATGGAATGGATATTTCCTAATGTAGAAATACTTCTTAATGAGAAAAAATATGACGACATTAATCAGGAGATTTTATTTGGGCTAGGATTTCCGAGAGTATTAATTACTGGTGAATCTGCTAGAAGCGGAACGTCTGATCCTGAACTGGCTACACTAGCTCCCGTAAAAACTATGCAGAATTTCAGGTCTAAGATAATTGAAGTCATTAAGGATATTTGCACAGAAGTAGCAGTTAGAAATAGTTTTAAATCTGCCCCTGTGGTAGAGTTCGCTGCATTGAATCTACATGCATTTGCTGACTTCGTTAATTTCATGTCCAAATTGTACGACGCTTCTGCACTTTCTAGAACTGATATGGCTAGATTTGGTGGCGTGGATTTCCTTGACCAACTAGAAAAACTGGATAAGGAAAATCAAGAACTTACAAAGAGAGGATTGCCTACGGTTGGGCCTAATCCATTCGGCTCTCCAGCTACTAATACTAGTGGAAATACCGAAAATAACCCTAAAGAAAATGCTACTAAAACGAAAAATACGAAGAAAGTAGCAAATAATAATCAATAAATTACATTTTCCTGTATAATATATAAGAGGAAAATTAAAGATGAAGAATAAAAAGCTTCAAAAACCGACTCTAAACGAGTTGGAATTCATAGATGAAAACGAAATTCCCGACGAAGTTCTGGACGCAGAAGCTAGTCTAATGCTGAATCCTTACGTTCGGTGGGCTAAGTTTATTATGACCGATGACCAGCCTAACGGAAATGGGGAAAGAACTCCAGTTGAAGAATTCGACAATTTAATTCAATCCGGTATCCACATGCCTATCAAGATGGCTGAGGGAAAGATCGAAGATGGGCATGAGAATGCTACTCCTATTGGAGTTATTACACATTTAAAGAAAGAATTTGTAGATGGGGTTAATAAAATCATCGGTCTTGCTGCTTTCTGGTTGAGAGAGCGTCCAAGTGATATTTCCTATATCAAAGAAAGAATTGATAATAACGAAGATGTAAATATTTCGTGGGAACTTGGAGCGCAAGATAAGGTCTTGGCACAAGATGGTGTGTTTGATTGGAGAGGATTGGCTGTTCAGGCTGTTACGGTGGTAGATAGACCTGCCTATCAAGGTAGGACTAGAATTATCGCTATGGCAGCTAAGAAAACTAATCCTAAGTGGGGCGAAGAATACGTTAAAAATCTTCCCGACTCTAGCTTTTTATATATTGAGAGAGGCGGGGAAAAGGATTCAGAGGGAAGAACTTCTCCAGAGAAAAGACATTTTCCCGTTAAAGATGATAAAGGTCTTTACGATAAATCTAAGCTGGAAGAAGTCTTAGTAGAGGCAGGAAAATCGAACCTACCTACTCCTATTCTTAAGTCATTGAAAAAAACAGTGACTACATTACTGGAAAGAATAGACAGTGGGGCTAGTTTGGAAGAGATTAGCAAGGAAGATATTGCTCCCCTCGAAAATAAGAATTTGGAGGAAGATACAGTGGAATTAGAAGAACTTAAACAAGAGGTCGCTGACCTTAAGGCTAAGTTAGCTACTGCCGAAGCCTCCCTGCAAGAAAAGGAATCAGCTAGAGCGTCTTTAGAAACAGAGAAAACTAGCATGGAAACTGAACTTGCAGAACTTCGTCAATTCAAGAAAGAAATTGATGACGAGGTAGCTAAAGCAGAAAAACTAGACGGTATCAAAGCTAAGTTTGCGGAAGCAAAATTGAACAAAGACGAAGCTTATTTTACCGACAATTCAGAAAAACTTTTAGGTTTAGACGAAGCTGCGCTTGATTTCATGATTCAGGAATTCTCCGCTTTTTCAGCTCAGGCATCTCTCGATCCTGAGAATAAAGGCAAGGTTGAAATTCCTAACATTCCTGGTGATGAACTTTCGGAAGTTAATATCAAAGAAATCGCAAAAGCTTTACGTGAACGGAGGAAATAGCAATGGCCGAAATTAATCGGTTTGAAGAAGTTGCTGGTGGTGTGGTTCAGGCAGATACGGTTGAGGGTCGTTTCGTTGTGATGACCGCTAATAACATGCAGGGCACTCTCATGAATGTTAACGACGACCTTCCTGGTTTGCACGTCCCTACTACGGCAGAAGAGGCCAAACGAGCAAAGTATATGCTCATGTGGGCTGTGGATAATCGCCAATCTCCATTGGTTATGCAGTATCCTAGCACAGCGTTTGCCTTTAGGGGTGGTTTTGGTGTCAATGGGCAGCAAGGCCCCGTGTCTGTTACGATGTGGCTGACTCATCCTGGTAATCAGGAAGGAACAACCATTCCGTCAGGCTATAAAGCACTTGCTTATACAGATGGTACGTTTACTCTGCCTTCTGGTGCTTATATTGACAGTGATGAAATCAAAGTTCCTGGTGCAGCTCTGGTTGTTGAATACAGCGGTGCTGACGCTGGTAAGCCCAAATATACAGCTACGGCTGCTGAGGGCAAGATTGGCGTTACGGAACTGTACGATTCAGCTACGGGTAGATTGACAATTCGTGTGAACGAATAATACTGGTTGGAGGAATTTCTAAATGGATGAAAAACAACTAAAGGACGCATTCGCATCTCTCATTAAGAAAGGTGACATGAGTGCAGTTGCAGAGTTGCTCGTTGAGGTGATTGAACCTACTCACCTGACGGTTGACTTTGTGGGAATGCTTTTGAATACTCGTTCTTTGAACAAGGGCGATGCGTTGGTCAAGAAAATTCGTAAAGGAATTCGTGTTCACACGCTGGTTCCTGGTCGTATTCATCTTGCCCATGAGTTGACGGTTTCTGATCGGATCAACTATGTGCTGGACGGCTTGGATGTTAAAGTTCATTGCAACCAGTGGGAGTTGGAATCTGGTGAATTGGGAACTGTTGACTCTATCAAGTCGGAGATGGAAGCCAAGATTCGTGATGCGTATCTTGCCAAGGTTTTCCTTGCTCTGTCTACGATTTGGAATGCTACCAATACTCCTAGCAATTATACCTCGGTCGGTGGGCCTCTCACATCTTCGGTGTTGAAGAACGCTATTGACCGAATTAATCAAACGACTTCTGGCGTTAAGGCCGTTGTGGGAACACGTGCAGCTTTGACTCCGATTACTACGTTTGGCGCTGGTTGGGTTGACGGTAGTTCCGTTTCTCAAGTGGTTCCTGAGAACATCTCTGAAATTATGAGAACTGGTTTCTTGGGACGTTGGTACGGCGCTAATATTATCGCTTTGCAACAGCAATACGATAATCCCGAGGATTACAATGCCCTCATTCCTAACGATAGAGTGCTTGTTCTCGGTGAGAATGTGGGTGAGTTTATTACGTATGGTGATGTCAAATCGAAAGATTACGACGACATGCGACCTACTCCTCCTCAGCATTACTTCGAGATGTACCAAGAGTACGGTATGATTATCGACCGAGCTGATGGTATTTACGTTCTGGATAACGTTACTTCGTAGGTAATATGAAAATTAGGAGAGGAGATACAAAGTCTCCTCTCCTATTGAATTTGGAATAATTAATGACTATAAATTCACAAAACTTTGAGATGTATCGGGGAGATTCTAAAGAAATTAGAATTCCCATCACTGATGAAGCTACAGGACTTGCCGTTGATCTTACTCCCTATCTTTCAGGGAGTATTATTTGGGTTGTCTATAATAGAACTTCTAAGGCAACGATACTTTCCAAATCTTACGGAGATGGAATATCTGTTCCTACTCCTTCAAGTGGGGAGATTATAATCACTCTTCGACCTGAGGACACAGAGTCTATTATTCCAAACACCTATAATCATGAGTGCGAAATTTCCAGTAGCTCTACAAATGTGGCTACTGTTACGACTGGAACTATAAATATATTATACAGTAAGGCATAGGAGTTTTATAAACAATGTACAAACTAAATGTACTACAGGAACTCACTACGGATAGTGGGACTTTGTATATGCCTGGGCATCCTTGCAAGCAGTTGAATGCTTTTGAGGCCGCTTATTTGCTTACAAAGTACCCTAAACATTTTGAACCTGCGGACGAACTAACTGAGGATTTTGCTAAAGATACTACAAACCTCAAGCATCTTGCTGATGCAAAACAACGAATGGACGAGGGATAAGATGAAAATTAATCAAACCGGCACATCTAAACCATCGGGAAATTTGAGTGCTAAACTCATTGGAACCAGAAGTGTAGATTTCTTGTGGAAATTGAGAAATACTCTTAGGCCCTCTTTTCTAAAGAGTCTCTTGATGGTTAAAGTATTCCTTCCTGTTGCCAATGCCTTTGGCGCTTTGGCGGCTTATTCTACGCTTGAGGCAACTAAGATTACCTTGAGTGATGAAGATAAACACTATTTTCAGTTTTTGATGAAGAAAGCTCAAGAAATTGAAAATGAGCAGGAAAGAAATAATGCCATTGAAAATGCTCAGAAGTGGGCTTATCAGAATGGCATGAAAATAAATTACGGCGTCATTTCTCACCGCGTCGTGACGAATGCTTTTGTTGCATTTGTTGTAGACAATCTTCAAACAGATACTACAGAAATCGGTGATTTCAAGTATCATGATAGTGGTGTTGGCACGACAGCCGAGGCTGCTGGAGATACTGGAATTGAAACAACCGACGGTGAGTCCAGAGCGACTGGAACACAGACCGAATCGGCGGCAAACGCTTATCGTTCTGTTGGGACTATTTCTTATACGACAACTAAGGCTATCACTGAACACGGACTGTTCTCACAATCTTCCACTGGAACTTTGATGGACAGAAGTGTTTTTTCTGCAATTAACGTTGTGAACGGTGATTCAATCCAGTTCACTTATACGCTTACGCTGACAGCCGGAGGTTAACATAACTATGGGGAGCAAACATTTAAAAAGGCTTTTATTATTGCTGATAAGTTCGATACTTATAGTAATATTCATGTCTTGTTCGGGATCGGCATCAGCCGCTTTGTTGAAAGTTACATATACACCAACTGTATCTAGAACTCCAACAGCATCTTTGACGAGTACGTTCACAGCTACGGCTACTGACACTCTAACCCCTACGGACACGGCAACAGATACTCCTACAGTTGATTTATCCAGTACACCTACTGATACTCCAACTCCATCGGAAACACCTACAGAAATGAGTACTCCTACAGAGACTTTAACTCCTACGAGTACTCCAGAAAGTATAGACCCTTTTGTAAATGCTCCCCTATGTTCTTCTCACGATAATTCAACCTTTCATAGGTTATGGAACTATCAATTGGGGTGTCACTATGACCACGAACACGGAGATAATCCATTTACTTCTCAAGTAAGTGCTGCATTCCCAAACTTTGATTTGAAAGCTTTACTTGGGAATGTAGAAATTGGCCATTTGAACTTAACAAGTTCTATGGAAAATACTATGAAACACGGGGGTTTCAAATGGCAAGTAGATTTAAATGTTCCTTGTGAACAATTTGAAAGTGCGAGTAATTGTGTTACTCAATCAGTCGTACAATATCACGCTTTTGGAAATTACGAGATGGAGATGGAAACTCGTAATCATTCAACAGCTTCTTTAGTAAAAATTTGTAAGCTGAGTGATAATTCAGATTGCGGATATTTATTCACAATACAACATCAGGAGTATGGACAGAGAATTACCCCTTATCAGGGAACTGTAATTCCTTATCCCAACAATCCTGACCCATCTTATGCATCTCAGTTTGGACAATATTTTAGTATTGATTGTGTTCACCCTACAATTGTGGGGTGTAGGCCTTCTAGACAATACGTAGTGGATAGGGGCTTGAATTCCAATTCTATTTGGACTAGCAAGCCTACGGGAACTGTTCCTTTTGTACGACCTGACGGCTCAACTCTGTTTAAACTATTGTTCAGAATAAGAGATGTTTATCGTCTGTTTGATAGGTCTGACATGGAATATCCATTTACTTTCGTATGGATTTGTTCCTCTGACAACGGGTTAACTTATAACCCAATAGGGTGTAGATACAACAATTCAACGTCCAGAGTACATGAAATAGCTGGAACAATTCCCTCACAATGGGATAGTCTAGATGGTACTATGGATGGACACGTAACTTACGAAGGCTTTACAACTAGATTTGGTACTCTGAATTTAGATTGTCTAGAGCCTGGGATTGATTGTCATCCTGTAAAAATGGTAAATGTTCCAATCGGTACATATGGTGGGGCATTACCTGGAAGTAAGATTAGCAATCCAAACTATATAAGTAATCCAAGCAGAAATGTTTGGTTTTGTGGCACTTCCGTTTGTTCAGAAACTAGTGCTGACTCAGTACCTAGTAATTGGATAGGAGAGAATAACTAAATGGCTCGTATGTGGGCGACAGGATTTGAATTACAATCTACTACAGCAGGTATGGAATGGAGTTCTACAACAGGTTCTCCAGCCATTGATACTTCTGTATTTAGGTCTGGAGCTGCCGCCCTTAGAATAAATAATACCGGAGCCTCTGAAAATATATCTCAGGTATTTAAATCCTCTCAGGGGGCATATTATACTAGGATTTATTTTAGAATAACGTCAGCACCAGCTACAGACAGAGCATTTATAGCATTACTGCAAAGCGGTAACTTAAAGCTCTCTGTGAGAATGATGACAGGAGCAAACGCTAGAAAGCTTCAACTATTTAACGAAGAAGATAGCGCACAGATAGGCTCAAATTCTAATGCTCTCTCAGCAGATACTTGGTATAGGCTAGAGATAGGATTTGATGACACCACTTTATCCTCCACTTCTGTAGAAGCTAGATGCTATGCGGCATCAGATGAAGGTACTTTACTGTGGAATCCGTCAGGAACAGCTAACTTAGCAGCAGCGATTGACCGCCTACGTTTAGGAATATCAAGCTCCGACGCTAACTTTGATGTTGTTTACGACGATGTTGCTATAAACGATAGCACAGGAAGCTATCAAAATACTTGGCCAGGGCAAGGAGAACTTATCATTCTCCGTCCAGATGCTAACAGCGGGAGTCCTCAATGGTCAAGGGGTGGTACAGACAGCGGTGCAAACTGGAGTCAGGTTGACGAAACAACTCCTAATGATGTTACGGATTATGTAGAAAGTAACACCAACAACCAAATAGACGAATATACTTTAAGTGCAACTCCAGCTTCTATGGATTCTTCTGATACTATCAATTGGGTAGGAGTAGGAGCTAGATTTGCTGTAAGTAGTACGACCGGAACTGACCCTGACTTTGTATTAAGACTAAAATCAGGTTCCGATGTTGACGAGACTGGAAATATCTCTGGAGCTGGAGATACTTTATGGGCAAGTTTATCTTTAGGAACCACTAAGAATTACTCAGCTCTAGCTAACAAT